CGAGGATTTCTGTTCGTCATTCAAACTACCCATCACACCCTGCAAATCGGAAAAAATATCCACAACACTGCGTATCTTTCCGGTATCATCGAATATCTTCACGCCGGCTTTTTCCATTTTACCGCGTACATCGGCGCGCCCTAATACTGAAAAGGCATTCTCCATAAGTACGGCGGCACGTTCGGCCGACTGTCCTTTTCCGGTCATGTAGGCAAATGTTCCGGCCACTTCCTTGTAGGCGATACCCAGGTTACTGGCACCGGCTATCAGATTGGGCATATAACGGGCAAAGTCGGCAAACTCGCCGGCACCGACACGCTTGGCGGCGAAGAATGTGTCGAGCACTTCCATGGCCGTAGTGTTCTCCTTGCCGACAATGGACAGGGTTTGAGCCAGTGCACCGGAAACAGTGTCAAGGTCGGTAAAGCCGGCCTTGCTTCCTTTCAACGAGGCATCCAGTATGGATAGCGATAGGTCTACGTCATTAAGTTGCGAATTTATCTTCTCAAATCCGACAGGAGCCACCAGAATATCCGCCTTATTATCTCTGGCAATCTGTTTGAGCCTGTTACGAAGTTCCACAAGTGACTTGCCTTCCAATTGGGCGGTGATATTCACCTGGGCCATACTCTCATCGAAATTCAAACCGGCTTTCCCGGCAAACCCCAGGGCTGCGGAAGCGGCAACCAGCGGATTGCTTATCAGTTCACTGCCGGGAATGGCGGCAAAGGCTTCCCGGCTCCACTTCTTGAATTTCCCGCCGTTAAGGGATTCCAGCTTGTCAATCTCTTTATTGAGCGCTTTCATCTCCCGGTTATATGCCCGGATACCCTCAATGTTATCGGCAGGAAGCCATTCGCGCTCCGCCTGCAGCAGGGCAATCTTCTCGCGCAAGGCACCCAACGTGCGCCCTGTCTCATTGAACGTTTTGTTCACACTAAGGTTTTTCTTCTCCAGTTCGGCAAATTTTCCCAACATTCTATCGGAAGTTACAGTAATATTGCCTATCTTAGCGGAAACCTTATCCTGAAGACTAAAAATATATTCAAGTGTATTGGCCATGTTGAGTACTGTTATTGCAATCTATGTTATCGCCGGTTCGGCTTATTGGGCAATCCGGTTGGTGCCGGCTTTCCTGAAATGGGTGCTGGTTATCATAGCCATTCCGGTACTGGTTCCTGTCTCAATGGTAAAATCCCTGCCTGAATATCTCAGGAAAGAAGGAAAGTGGTACAGATATCGTTGGCTGGTCTATATGACATTATTCCTGATAACCTTGAACATTATCCTATTCTTCCTACCTGCATGACGGACAGCGCCCATTCCGCCATCCGCACCTGATGTGCCCACTCCTCATCTGACAGTTCCGTCGGATCCATGTGAAGCACAGCCCGGATAAGGGTGTCGGACATGAACAGCCAACCGCCCTTGTCTCCGGTCTGCGTTCCGCTCAGAGCTTTTTTAGCGTAGCCTCCTTTATCTCGATGATTTCCGCCAGCTGTGCCGATACGCCCAGGAACAGGGCATCATCGGTCTTGATGATTTCGTCGCCCTCGAGCCAGCAATTATTCAACAAAAACTCGTTGTATTTCATCGGATCGGACTTGCCGATAACAGCGGCCGCCCCGAGTGCTTTGCGGCTCGGCTTTTTAAGATAGGCCGTATGCCCGTCGACATCCACGCGATAGACGTCGCCGTATTTTTCCTTCCATTCCTGAATCTTCTGTTCGACTGTTTTTTCTTCTTTCGTGTTCATCTTCTTATTGATTAATGATTGATGTTACAAAACGTTATATTTTATGTCCAGAGCAATGAACGGCAGGGCGATTTCCATCTGCAGGTCATCCACCTTTATACCATGAGGTATCTCCGTAATGGATACGTTCACCACCTTGTCGGTCGTGACAACGCCGTTGTCGGGTACATAGGAGACTATCACATCAAAATCAATATCAGTAATATCCTCATAACCTTTTTCCTGTGCGGCGCGGTTCAGGGCAATAAGCTCGCTTTGCAGAAGTGTTATCGTACCCTCATACTCCTTCTTGCCCTTCTGGATACTGCGGGCTTTCCTGCCGGAAGCAAACAACGCCTCCTTCTGGCGCTTTGATTTGTATTCAATGCCGCGAAGTCCGACGACTTCCCTGCCAAGCATCACGACATTTACATCGACCCAGGCGTATTCCCTGGAATTGAACACTGTTCCTATTGCTGTTGCCATAATCATGCTGGATTTTCAAGTGATAAATTAACGGTGATTTCTCTCAGGGTGGCGAGCGGGACTATCTTGCAGGTGATTTCCATGTGACCGTTTGCAAGGATATTCTGCGAAGGGTCAATGTATGCCGTAAACGAACTGATCTCACCGTTCATATTGGTATTCACCGCACGAATGATGCTTGCCTCGAACGACTTGCATATAGCGGTAGGAATAGTACCGCTTTCAGGATCAACCTCGATGTTGTCCAGGATCTCGTCAATATACGTACGGTAAGCTATGACGGCCGCCTTGTCGATGACGCGTCCGGAACTGAGGTAGCAGTAGCTGTCGGTCGTGGGCGCTGCCATGGCATCGCCGTTAAGGTAGTAGCCGTTCTTGCCTATATAGGTACGGTAGAAGATATAACCGGCATCATTCAGAATTCCCAGCTCGCTGAAATGCTCTTCAGGTGTCTTGCCGTCCGTCATATAACCGGTAGAGGCTATCGCCCCGTCACGTACGCGGCCGAGGTTCTGGTGTACGGAAATCTTCGCCGCGCGTCCCAACACCTGACCGATCGCAGCGGAATACAGCTTGCTTTCGCCTATCTTTCCGTCCGAGGCCATAACCACCGCAATACGGTTACAACTGCCTTCACGAGGCTGGTACAAACCGTCTGTTTCACCCGTCCAACCGATTGCGGGGATGAATACCCGGAACGGGGCTATCTTCTCAAGGAAAGCGTCCGCAACCGTCTGGGCAGCGGTAATGGCAGTAATGATATCCGCGTCCAGGCATTTTTCTGCAGTCAGCTCATACTCGGCCGGGGTATTCCTGTTAATACCTACAAGACGGATACGTCCTGCAGCGGAATTGATAAGTCTATTGAGCGGGGAACCGTCCTCATTAGCACATATCTGCGTCAGTGTGGTGGCCTCACTCACCACAAGCAGGTGTAGTTCAGCACCCTCACCGGCTGCACTGTAAAATGCGGTAAGGTCTTTGACAAGCAGCGGGTTTGTCTTTTCTTCAATGCCGTATTTTTTCAGGTCTGTCATACCGCCGAGTACATAGACCTTATTCAGTTCCAGTTTTTCCGGAACTGCGGTACCGGTAAGGATCATGCCGGAAATACCGTCATCGGACAGCGTGACGTTGCCCATGCTGCCGCTGCCGATTACTATCTTTACGTTTGGTAAATTCATTGTCTTTTCATTAATAGGTTCTTAACTCGCCACATCCGATGCACCTTTGGTGAGCATCTGCGGCTTTTTTATCGTCCGGAAATACAAGGCCGTCACTCGTGACATGGAATTTCTTAGCACGAGGATAACATCTCCGGTATTGCTTCAGAAAGCCCGGTTCTGGCCGACAGGCAGTTTCCGCCATCATTTTTTCCGATACTGTTTTTCGTTCTTTAACATCCATTCGAATACTGTTTAAAGGATTTTGGTAAAACGCCTTTTCAACAGGCGAAAAGCAAGGTATAGCAGCGAAATCCGTCCCATCCATATTTGGAACCATTGCAGGCCGGTAGGCTCACGTACAACTTCCGGAGGCGGTTTCTTTTTTTCTTCCATGAGTTCATCCCGGATACGTGTATTTTCCTCTGTAAGAATGAGTACCTGACGAGCCAGGCTGTCACAGGTGGCAGTTACTTCCAAACTGTCTTCTGATATCCGGGTGATATTGACAGTGGCCTGTCCGCTACGGCTGCTAAAGCCTGTGCCCACCGGAATCAGTTTCAGCATACCCGTCGGAAATTTCGTCTTCGCTATGCTGGGCGGTACGGCTTCTTGCAGGAGAACGAACCCGTTTTTGCTTGCCAAGCTGTCTTTTTGACTGTAGCTGTTCTGCATCCTCTGCGGGCTTTTGCAACTCGATGCGAATAGGGCAATCATTCCAGTGACGACAAGCAGTAGCGCGAGCAACCGTACGATCAAGTCGAGCGATAGCCCTGTATAGTTTTCTGTTTTCATCTTGAATCTTTATTAATTCTTCACGAAGCATATTGATATTGTCCAGATAGGCGGCATCAATATCACCACCCTGGCGCGCCTTAGACAACTTCCGGTTACGGTACCAGTTTATAAGATGTACGGCAAAACCTCCAGGTACCGCATACATTATGATATTCCAAAGCACATCCATTTTTCCAATCAATAATCAATCATCATTAATTTCCTTATTAAAGCAGTTTCCATCCCGCTTCCACGTCTGCCATGACCGCCGGTACTCCGTTTTCCACCTGTGAGATGGCAGCGGCAATAGCGCACATAGTCGCTCTGTCGTTCACGTCAGGCACATACGTGTTCGGAACCTGCATCTCCCGGCATACCCGGCTGATATAGCCGGAAGTATTGTTCTCCACAGGCGGCGCCCAACGGTTGATAAAATCCGCTATCGTACGGCATCCATTGTTACGACGATAGTTTTGCAGCAGCTTAATCAAAGCACGATAACCGTAAGCCATCGTACGGAACTGGCAGAACGACCTGTCCTGCGAGGGACGGATTTCTCCCTGCCATACTGTGGTGGCAGAAAGACGGATATTACCCGGGTTATTGTTTCTCAGTCCTCTGGCACTCATCCTTTTTCTTTTTTTCAGGTTTATCACTACCGGCCGGAGCTATGGAGGAAGCCGGGGATTCAGGAGCGGTTTCCGGATTCGCCGGTTGCGGCCGTTTCGATTCTTCGGGGACTTTTCCGGTTTCTTTCACTCGGGCAAGCTTACGGTTTACCAGATCTTTCGCACGTTCTTCGTCAACCTGCAGTTCCGTACCCACCGGATACTGCGTCTTATGGTCAAACTTGTCTTGAAAAGCAGAAAGGACAATTACCGTTATCAATGTTTTCTTTGCCATATCCGTTCCTCCTTATCCTTCCACCACAGGTTTGAATACTCCATCTTCTCTCCAGTCCAAAGCTATGAACTCCTCTCCGAAACCGATCTGCGTATCAGCCTTCATGAGCATTTTAAAGAAATACATCTCGCTGGCATTCGCCCATTTGTCAATGAGAATAACATTCTCGTCGTCCTGAAGGTTAACCGCAGCAAACAGGTTTCCATTCATCCCGCTGTCACACAGGGTAGCTACAATCAAGCCGGTGGGCCATTGTGTCAGGACCTCAATGGTGATACCTTTGTAACGTTCCAAGTTGATATCTGTGGGAGCGGCTCCCTTATTGGCGAGCTGCGTCAACTCGTCATCATATGTGTCAAAGTCTTCCACACTCATCAGGATACGCAGGTTGGAATTATTACGCATGGTTACCGGAATATGCGTTCTCAGTTCCTTTAAACGTAACAGCATGGTTGTACCGGTACTTTTCACCTTCACGATATCCGTATCTTTGGCCGCCTGTGTCAGGATACCGTCCAACAGCTGGCTGTCGGAATCGCCGTACTCACCGTTGATGTACTGGTAACCGAGTTCATTGCCAACCTGTTTTAAAAGTTCCTGAAGCAGGATATTCTGCACATTGGCAGGAAGCTGACGGAACACAAGGTCGCCCGTAGGTTGGTACTCACGCCAGATATGTTCAAAAGCACGTGGATTGAACAGCGTGAAAGCCATCATATCCTTTGGTACCAGTTTTTTCTCGCTGTATGTGAAATCGCCTTTGCTGTCCGACTTCTGCGGGTCTTCCTTACGCTTTTGCAGCATTTTGCCCGATTTTACCCGGGGAATACTTATTGAACTGTTTACTCCGGGGATAACCATTATCAGCCCTTTGCTTACCAACTCGTTACCTGTCGTAGCAAGAGTCAGCACGTTCTCCAGCACTTCGCCGGAATAGTTGGTGGTATTCAATCCTTGAATCATTGTCTTTTCTATTTTTAATTAACATTTACTCTGTTGTCATAAACACTACATCTTCACTTTTTGTCTCCCGCGTATTTGCGGAGCACTGCCGGCACTTCGTACACTACTACCTATCTTCTTGCCAAAATAGGAGCTGCCACCCAGCTTAACGTTCTTAGGGTTCTTAATCGGAATCATGGCATATTACTTTTTACGGTTGGCTTCAATTTCTCTCTGGCGCTTCTGCCAAGGGCTTTCACCTTCACCGGCAGCAGTACCCTCCAGTTTATTTTTCAAAAGTCTTTTCGGTTTCAAAGCTTTCAGTGCGGTCATGCCGTCCTTAAAGTTCGCCTTCAGAATATTCTTGTAGATATCCTTCTGGTCTGCACCGATACGTCCATCTGTCACAGCATCCGCCACAGCGTTTTCAATCCGTTCTTCTTCCTGCCGTTCCAGTTTTTCTCTCAGTTCGTCGTTCTCCTTCTCCAAATCATCGGCCTTTTCTGCCTTCTGGACCGTTTCGCCCAACATGGCCATTACCGCCGCCTCGTCAGTACAGTTGGCGAAACGGGGAATCTTCTTAAAATCTTCCAATTTCATTTTATCGGGGTTTTGTGGCTTTTGCTGTTCCAGCTCCAGCCGGTTAGTAAATATGCGGTAGATATCATCCGTACTGCTCTCTTCTGGAATAGGCTCCACATCATAAATAGCATCGATCAGCCCCAGCTGCAAAGCCTCTTCGGCTTTCAACCAATGGTCGGTACCATCGAAATAAGTGTTTTTCACCTCTTCCTTGTCCTTACCACAACGTTCGCCGACGATTTCAGCAATGGTATCCTCCAAACTTTCAATGGTGGATATCATATCCCGCAGGTCTTGTTTGTTACCGTAACAGCCACCGGATACATTGTGCAACATCATACGGGCATAACGGCTCATCTCGACACGTTTCCCACACAGGGCTATCACACCGGCAATGCTGGCGGCGATACCGTCAATGTAAATAGTGACATTACTCTTGCACTGGCGGATGGCGTTGAAAATAGCAATACCGGGATAAACGTCACCGCCAATGGAATTGATACGGATATTCAGGTTCTCATAGCCATCCAGATGCATCAGTTCGTTTACGATGTCACGACTGGCTATCTTGCCTTCCCCACCTTCGTCACTGATTTCTCCGTAGAGCAGCAGACAGGCGGTCTTTTTATTTAATATGGATTTAAAAACTATCATACGTTTTTGATTATTTGCAGCAAACTTACGTAGGTAGTGATAACCGCACAAAAAAGTGTGTAATCCTTACGGACAAGTACGCAGGCCATACACTATGTCCTGCAACTGCTTCATCCTTTTTTCCGGTTCACAGCATGAAAAAAGAACTTTGCGTAAAATCATTAAAGAAAACAGTATGGCAGAATTGACCTCACAACAAAAAAAGGATTACGCCCGTACCCTCTATCTCAAAGATAATCTGACGCAACAGGAAATAGCAGATAAGGTGGGCGTGTCACGCCAGACCATAATTCGGTGGATGGCGGCAGGACAATGGGAAAAATTAAAAGTTGGCATCACATTGGGACGTGAACAGCAAATCGCCAACCTGCACCGACAGGTAATGGAGCTGAACAACCTTATCCTTTCACGCCCGGAAGGAGAACGATTCGCTAATCCTGCCGAGGCCGACACACTGGGCAAACTGGCTGCCGCCATAAAAAAAATGGAAACAGAAGTCGGAATAGCCGACCTTGTAAACGTAGGCATGCGCTTTATAGAATGGATAAGACCTATTGATCTGGATAAGGCCAAGGAAATAACCGTACTATGGGATAAATTCATTAAAGACAACCTGTCATGAAACAAGAAGAAAGAACGGCCCTCGCCAATTGGGAAGAATACAAAACGGATATCAGTAATTCCACTCCGGTAGACGTGAGCATGAGCCAGGCCCAGCGGGAGAAGCACCTACTTTATCTGGAAAAACACCCGATAGAATGGATCGGATTCTTTTTCCCGAGATATGCAAAATACCCGTTTGCCCCTTTCCATAAAAGGGCCATCAAACGCATCTTGAATAATGATGAATGGTACGAAGTGCTCTCATGGAGTCGTGAGTTGGCAAAAAGCACCATTGTCATGTTCTGCGTGATGTACCTGGCGCTTACAGGACGGAAAAAAAACGTAATGCTTGCCAGTGCTACGCAGGACAGTGCGAAGCGGTTGCTGGATCCTTATCGAGCCAATTTTGAAGCTAATGGGCGCATCAAAGCTTACTATGGGGAGCAAACGAATATCGGTTCATGGACGGATACGGAGTTCATAGCCAAATGCGGCTGCGCTTTTCGCGCTATTGGTGCCGGTAACGCCCCACGTGGAAGCCGTAACGAAGCTGTACGCCCTGATGTACTGCTTGTGGACGACTACGATACAGATGAGGACTGCCGAAATCCGGACATTATACAAAAGAAATGGGACTGGTATGAACAGGCTTTTTATGCCACACGTTCCATCAGTGAACCGACCCTGATCGTATGGTGTGGGAACCTCATAGCACGAGACTGCTGTGTGGTACGGGCAGCGGCTCTCGCAGATCACCACGATGTTGTAAATATCCGGGATAAGGACGGGCACAGTACCTGGCCAGAAAAGAATACGGAAGAACATATCGATACCGTACTGAGAAAGATCAGTGCCGCCAGCGCACAGAAGGAGTACTATAACAATCCCGTCACCGAAGGGGAGGTATTCAAGGAAATAACCTATGGCCGGGTGCCGGAACTGAAAAAGTTCCAGTTCCTGGTAATTTACGGTGACCCTGCACCAGGAGAGAACAAAAGCAAGAACAGCAGCACTAAGAGCTGTATTCTCATGGGACAGATAAAACAGAAGGTCTATATTATAAATGCACGTCTGGACCGCGGACTGAACTCGGATTTCATAGACTGGTATGTACAGTTACTTGAATATGTGGGCGGTAAAGTTCCGGTGTACTGCTATATGGAGAACAATAAACTGCAGGATCCTTTTTTTCAGCAGGTGTTCAAACCGCTGGTAGCAAAGGTACGAAATGAAAGGAACGTACAGCTCTACATTCATCCGGACGAGGACAGGAAGACCGACAAAGCGACACGTATCGAAGCGAATCTGGAACCGCTCAACCGCGAGGGTAACCTTGTTTTTAACGAGGAGGAACGGGACAACCCACACATGAGACGGCTGGACGACCAGTTCAAGCTCTTCACCCTCCGTCTTAAATTCCCGGCGGACGGTCCCGACTGTGTGGAGGGGGGGCTGCGAATCCTGAAAAAGAAAGTACAACAACTGGAACCGGTGACGGTGATTCACCACAGCGCGCGCCGGAACCCCAAACGATTATAGCCATGAGCAAATTCATAACGCAAGAGGATTACGATGCCAGTATACACCGCGAAATACTGGATGCCTTGACACGCAGTGACAACGCAATCGTTGAAATCTGTGAAGACCGCGCAATCGCGGAAATGCGCGGGTATCTCAACGCACGTTACGATGTGGATGAAATCTTTTCCGCAGAAGGAGAAGCCCGTAACCAGCTTATCCTGATGCTGGCGATAGACATAACTGTTTATCATCTTTTCAGTATCCATAATCCACAGAAAATATCCCAAATCCGAAAGGACAGGTACGAACGGGCAGTGGAATGGTTAAAACAAGTGGCGGCCTACAAAATTACCATTGACGGGGCACCACTTCTGCCGGATGAGACACTGCAGCAAAATAATCCCTACCTGATGAAAAGCAATCCTAAACGGATCAATCACATGTAATTATTGATAAACCCAAAAAACAGAAAGAAACATGAGCTTCAAAATTCCTTTTTTCAAAAGTCGTGCGACGAAGCCTGCCGGAAAACGTATTACTGAAGGAAGTAACGTGACGCGGCCCGGTGCAACCGTAATACTGACACAGCCGCAGCGATTCGGCATCGGGTTGAATGACTACATGAATGCAATCCGTAACGCGGAAAATGTGGACTTCACAAGCAGGATAAAACTATACGATATATATAGCGAATCAATGATGGATCCGCATCTGTTCAGCGTAGTACAAAAACGGAAAAGCGGAGTATTGGGACGGAAAATCGAATTCCGGCGTAACGGGATAGCTGACGACAAAGTAAATGGGCAAATCAGTTCCCCCTGGTTCCTGCGGTTTATCAGTGACGCGTTGGATGCTGACTACTGGGGATTTACACTTGTACAGTTCTATATCAACGAGAAAGGATGGATAGACTACTACATGGTTCCGAGAAAGCACGTAGACCCGGTATTGAACCTCATCAAAACCCGCCAGACTGACATAAACGGGGAACCTTTCGAAGAATATTCAGACCTGTTGATGATACGCGGCAAGGAACCGCTGGGAATTCTGGCGCGTACGGCACCGTACGTTATCTACAAACGCGGGACGATAGGCGACTGGGCGGAACTTGCCGAGATATTCGGCCGTCCGGTGCGTAAATACACCTATGACGCAGCAGATCCGGAAGCGCGGAATGCCACGTTGGAAGCGGCGGCCGCACAAGGCGGTGCATCCGTATTCCTCTGCCCGGACGGGACAACACTCGAATTTGTGGAACCGGGAAGCCTTTCCGGCAGCAGCGACATGTATTCCGCACTTGTTGACCGTTACAATGCGGAAATGAGCAAGGCGGTACTTGGCAACACGCTTACAACCGAAGCAAGTGAAACTGGAACACAGGCGCTTGGAACCATACACAACAAGGTGGAACAGGAAATTATCGAACAGGACGCGTTAAGCATACTGAACCTGCTGAACTATGACATGACCGCACTGTTCGCCTCACTGGGTATTAATACCCAGGGCGGCGAATTTGTCTATGTGGAAGAACCGGATATGGAAAGTGTGAAAATTAAAGCAGAATTACTGGAAAAAGCCGTATCCGTATTTGGTATTCCCGTCGCCGACGACTACCTGTACGAACAACTGTACATTGAGAAACCGCAGGATTATGAACAGCTGAAGGCGGAACTGGAGGAGAAGAGAAAAGCAGCCAATCCGTTCGCCGCAGCGGGGATTCCACTTGTTGGTAAAGACGGACCCGAAGATGGCAAGACCACGCAACAGCCCCGTAATGCCGCCGGCTCTTTTTTTGGAAAAGCCCCGCAAAACGACGGGGCTTTAGGCTGGTGATGAATTCACTCTATTACGAGGACTGGCAACTGCCCGACTTGGATGATATAGATTACATGTCCGGCTCTGCCACACCTTTGCAATGCAAAGCCGGCGATACGGAATCCGCTTTCGTATTTGATAGCAATATCCTGGAACGTGCCCTGAAGCATATCTATGAAAAGGACTTCCACCCCATGTCGGAAATAGAGGAGAGCCTTTTCAACGAAACCTTCCGTATCTTCCGCGAAGCATCGAGCACCGGCATCAGCCAATCGGCTGCAGAAATCCCGATGGCGTTCAAACAAAAGATAGATCGGGGCAATGCGGTCTTCTCCGCTTTCAAGGTGCACCGCATGCAGAACGATATCGCCTCACAGCTCTACGAATCTAACGGCGTTTTAAAACCATTTGAACAGTGGAAAAAGGATGTCCATCCCATGCTCGACCACCATGTGCGGCACTGGCTTCGTACAGAGTATGACACCGCCGTCATACGTGCCCGCCAGGCTGCCGACTGGCAACGCTTCGAGCAGTATGCCGACATCCTGCCCAATCTGGAATGGATGCCGAGCACAAGCGCACATCCGGGAGCGGACCATAAAGCGTTTTGGGGAACAGTGCTGCCAATAGGCCACCCGTTCTGGAACAGCCATCGCCCGGGAGACCGCTGGAACTGCAAGTGCAGCCTGTCCGCCACTGATGCACCGCCTACTGCAACACCACGTGCCAACGAACCTGAAGACCGTCCCGCACCCGGACTTGACAACAATTCCGGAGTGGACGGGCGGCTGTTCAGCGACACGCATCCGTATATTGCCAATGCGTATGAGGGGGCAAAGGAGACGGTAAAGTCTTTCTTGAAAGATGAATTTCCCGATGATGCCGATATTGATTTAATAAACGATGGATATACAAGAATTTAACCGCCGGATACGTCAGCAGGCGCAGCAGATAAGCGGATTGTTGAACCGCAGGATGCCCGTTTTGGCCGGAAACATCGCGAAACGGCACATTGAAGAGGATTTCCGTAAAGGCGGCTTTACAGGAAGAGGATTCCATCGCTGGAAAGAAACCCGCAGGCAACGCGGCAGTGAGAATAGCGCCGTCTCACAGTATGGACCGCTGCTTTCTGGCAGAAACCACCTTTCAGGCAGTATCAACTTCCGTCCCGGGAACAGACTGGTGAGGGTCTATACCAACGTACCGTATGCTGCCATCCATAACAACGGGGGGACTCTGCATCCTACGGTTACACCGCAGATGAGGAAATTTGCCTGGGCGATATATTACAAGACGGCCGGAATTAAAAAAGGTATGAAGAAAGGAGGGAAAAAACGTATGGAGCTTACCGAAAACGCACCGGGAGAGGCGCTCATGTGGAAAAGACTGGCACTGACACCGAAAAAACGGCTCAATGTCCGTATACCGAAACGGCAGTTCATGCCGGACACCTCCAGCAGCGAATTGGAGAAGAAAATAAGGGATAAGTTTGATGCGGAAATAAAAAGAATCATTCACCAATAACATTACACCATGGAACGGTTATTTAACGATATTCAGAGAAGAATTGCGGAAAATATGGGCGATATACTCTCGCTCATTGATGAGGATTACGGCCAGTTGGATGCGCTACTTAACGGAGAAGACCAGTATCCTGTCACATTCCCCTGTGTACTTATAAGCATGCCCGAGATACAATGGAAAGATCTGAAACTCCGGGTGCAGCATGGGGAAATTTCACTTACTGTCCGCCTGGCATTCGACTGCTATGACGACACTCATTATGGAAGTACGCAAGAAGATCATGCTGCTGGAAGAATGGCAACGGCCGAACGTTTGAATGGTTATCTGAACGGGATACGGTTTGAAGAATGTGCAACCATCATGCTCAGACGTACAAGCCGGAACTTTTCCCTGCCCGGCGGAATAAAAGTGTATGAAACGGAATACACCTCCACGATATACGGAACGACAGCGGAACAGGAGCCATGCGTACCAAACCGACCGCCGCAGAAACCTAAAATAAAGATAGCTGGCGCTTCAAATCTTCCTGCTGACGGATAATACGAGGATCGGCACTGGCATTGATGATATTGTAGAAAGTTTTTTCGCAAATTGGGTAAACCGGATAGATGTAACGGCGCAGGATTTCACGGTTGGACAGGCCACTGCGTGCATGCTCGTCGTAAATGCGGAGAATCTCACCCACCTTGTGGGCATAACTCCTGCCGATGATTTTTCCCCTATGCTTGCTCATATCCGGATAGACTGGTTGGTTATTTACTGGAATGCGAGACAAAGGTAAAGAAAATGACTATCCGATACAAAAAAGCCGTTGCACTCTCATGCAACGGCTTTTTCATAAGATCCATATCTTTATCTGTAAAATATGAATTTATGTTCTACGTAGACACATTTGTTCTCCCTGCAGTATTTCTCGACGGCCTTGCGCGTCTTGAATCTCTTCTCCTTGCCGTCCTTGTCCTTGACGGACGTCATGCCAAGTTCCTCGCTGACTTTAAGAGGAACGAAAAATGTTTCGGTTTTAAATCGTTTCATTGCTTTTTGTTTTATCATTCCTTTCATTTTAGATTTGAATTATTTCTTCACTTTCAACTGTCCATGCTTTCTGTACAACAGGTTAAATTCCTCGTCGCAAAGAATAGTATCGTACACTTGCTCATAGGTATATTCTGCAAATTCATTTGCTATTTGAGGAATGGTAAAATCCCGTTCAATCAAATCACGACATTTATCCCTATCCAGTTTCACTATCTTATAATTGTCCTCCTTGTATAGCCGATTAAGTAGTTTTTTGGTAGTACTGGCTGCTTTTATATATGCTTTAGTCTGTACAACACCCCATCGTCCAAGTGCGCGGTCTAATGTACTCCTGTCCACGTTGAAGTTGGTGGCAATGCGACGCAAAGGAACTCCCCATTTGTATTGTTCGATAATAGCATCTTTCTTGTTATCTATCTCAAAATTATCGTTTGTTTTCCCAATAGGGCGTCCGACTAATACACCCATTTTGACACGAAGTTTCAAGCCCTCTTTGGTTCTTTGCCGAATCATTTGGCGTTCTATTTCAGCTGACAAACCAAAGGCGAAAGCAAGCACTTTGCTTTGTATGTCATCACCAAGGATGAATTTGTCTTTAACAGTGTAGATAATACATCCTTGCTCCATGCAGAAATGAAGAATATCCATTACCATGTATAAGTCACGACCTAACCGGCTGATTTCAGAACAAATAATAACATCACCTCTTTGGATTATTTTAAGGAGCGGTCCTAACTTGCGCTTATCCGGGTCTTTTCCACCAGACACACCCTCGTCGGTTATATACTTGTCTATCGACCACCCTTTTTCAGAGGCAAATCCATCAACGCCTTGCTTTTGTGAATTAACGTCCTGTTCGTCCGAACTCACTCTCAAATATCCATATATCATAATACTGATTCTATTAATTGTATGGCTTCCAAACCATAATGTTTAATAATTATCTCCTTCATAGACAGTGGTTCCATTCTCCAATTTTAAATTGATTCATGTCTTACCAGTTTTAAATCAATCACTTTCCATCCCGTTCACGAATTTACGATACTCCAGTTCCGTTTTGGCAAGGTTTATCAGCGTGTTCACACCCTGGAATACCTGCTTCGCCTGGCTGACATGCTCCGGAGAGGACTTGACGGCCTCAATCTGTTGGAGTACCGTATCGCGGAGTTTCTGGATGACACCGGGATTTACCGTCGATACGGCGTCCAGCCGTTTGTTGGCAAGCACGATGACCTGTGTAGTTACGGGTTTGAACTGTTCCAGTTTGGCCGGAAGATTGATGTAATTGAAGACAAGCGTCTTTCCGTTGTTCAGGTAGATTTCCACCTCATCGCCGTCATCACCGGTTCCCTCGCAGTAACCCAGTACGACGACCTCTTCATTCCTGTACAGGTATGGCTTGTTAACCATTCCCTGCAGACGTTCGAGTGTATTCATAATTGATTGTTTATTGGTTGGTTATTGATTGTTCGATTCATTGATAGCCCTTGAAAGGCGCCCCTTCAGATATACGAGTTCCTTTACCTCTTCAGGCAGGTTGTGCAGGCTGTTACGCTGCATGAGTTCGGCATTGCTGATACATTCCAGGTTCTCAAGTGTGCAGTTCAGCGTATTGCCGTCGCGGAAAACGATATTGTAGCCTTTCGGAACCGGGCCATGCGCCTGTTGCCATAACAGCACATGCTTTGGTATCCATTTCCCCAAAGAGATACGCACATAAACGTACCGGTGTCCGTTTTTGTCTTTACGGATAGTCTCGGCACCGTCATAAAGCGTATTGTCCGGCATGTGTCCTTTCTTGAACATGGTGGCCGAAACTTTGGCATATACCCCGGCATTCATCTTCCTGCCTTTGTTGGCCGGCACGTGCCCCTTTGGAAAACGGTGTGCCGATCCACTGTCGGCAAGCTGCCTTGACATCTCACTCCGCATTTTTTTCAAATACTCCGGAGATTTCTTGAGTCCCAGACGGTCGGCAAGGTTATAAACGGAAGCGACCGAAATTCCAAAGAGACGGGCTATCTCTTTTGTCGGGCGGTGAGGGTACAGCCGGGTAATTTCAGTTTTCTCGGCCTCTGTGTAGATATGCTTTTTCATGATTGCTATGGTTTTGAAAGTTATTTTACCGTATACAGCCTGCAGCCAGTCTTCTCCTTTGCCCTTAAAAAACCTGGCGGCTTCGTCACTGTCGACCACCAGCTTGATAGCGGTAAGGCCTTCCGTATTAGGTTTCTGCAGAAGAAGTGAGCAGGGCTGTTCGTAATAGTTCCAATAGTAGATGAATTCGCCCAAATGGAAGTTGTCTATTTGGACGATGTAGTTTGTCGGGATACGCGGTGTCATATTTCCTGCTTTTTACCGAAACAGGTTTTCACTTCCCCGTCCGGGACCCACTCCACTGTAACGATACCTTTTACCCGTCCGGTTCCACCGCATTTCGGGCAGGGTATCTTTATCCGTTCATGGATGATTTCAGGATTCCAGAACCAGCCGTTACCGTGACAGTAACCACAGGCATACCCCGTATAGTAGCCTATGGTTTCTTTACCGGTACCAAAGTTCGGGGAACTGAGTACCAATATGTCTTTCTTCTCACTCATGCTTCGATATAATAGGTTTGGACAATTATGTGATTACGGAAGATATGTATCACCGTCCTACCTTCATCATGCCGGAGTTCGGCTTCCACAAAGCTGCGGCGGATGTCGCCTTTTTCCATTAACGAACGGATTTCAGCGTCGATGAATGATTTCAGGTTCCGGAAATCCTGCTCATTTCCTTTCAATTCGGTGGCATCCAGCTGGCTGACTGCCATCTGGAGCTTGAGAAGCCAAAGCGGCTTATCATTAGGAATACTTGATTTATAAGTTATCTTTGCCATTATTCTCTTTCACTTAACATTTTACGTCCTTTACTGGTAGCATAATAAACAGTAGGCTTTCCTTCTTTGTCAATAGCCCCTATCCATTTTCTTCTTTCAGCTTCTTGGATGAATAAATAAATACCATAGTACGATGTTGTTTTTAGCCAATCCAATTCATTTAATTGGTCGAACGTCATTCTCCCTCCCCAAACAAGCGAACTTGTTAACATTTTTGCACCCTCATCCAATATGTTTGCCATGATTCATTTATTATTTCCAGCCATTCAACCGGTAGACCTCACGCCGGGCTTCCTCTTTCGTGAGGAATTCCCCGATCTTGGTCCCGGTGGAACCGGTGGCGTCACGTCGGATACGATACACCACCCAGTTCCTGCCATGCGGCCGGTATTCGTAATATTCCTTATGCGGATTGCTGCTGCGCATCATTCTCTTTCTTGGGTTCTACATAGAATGTCTCTTCCTGTACAACCTGTACGCCGATCTTCGGGAAGTATTCAGCTACTTCCGGGTTATCCCGGTCAGCCAAAAGCTTATCTTTTGCCAGCTCGTCCGTTGTTCGGATATATTGCGGCAACAATTCCTTGCAGATGTTGGTTACGGCCGCCCAGGTAAAACCTTTCAGGTTCTTAAGCTTCGGTGTACCGGTACGGAAACCGAATACGCCATGAGCACTCTCGAGGCTTTTTCGTTTGGAGAATAGTTCTTCCTTGTTTTCTACGGCGTATGCCTGCATGATGTCGAAATTCTTTTCCTTCGTGGCAGACAGTTCTGCCAACTGATCCGCATATTTCTCGCGTATCCGCGTCATCTCAATGTCCATTTTTGAGGTGAGGTTCTGTACCTTGGCGTCGGCTGCCGCAAAATCCGCAAACGCCTGTTCCGCCTGTTCGCGGGTGATACCGCTGACTACTGTTTTCTTTGTTCTTGCCATAATAAATGTTTTTATAGGGTTAATAATGTAATTTCTTTCTTCTGTCCCGGTTCTGCTTGCGCCAGCGCTCCTTGGCGGCTGCCGTCTTGGCTGCTGTGTTATGACCATCCAGCTCCCGGGAGAGGTTATCATAGCGTATCTGTTCTGCACGATAATCATCCAGGAGACGTTCCAGTTCAATGGGTTTTAACTTGGTAATATCTGACCTTAAGCGCTCCTGCAAACTTCGAATATGATTTGTACAATTTTCAAGTTGTGTGATAAGTCGAATACGATGTTCTTGCTTGTCAGTAGAATCGATTTGGACTGTATATCCAGAACTATAGTTTCTCATGGGACATCTCCTTTTTATTTCAAATTCCGGAAGTTCTGAACCGTAGGATTAATGTCCAGTTCACTCTTACTATAATAAACATGAGAACCTTTTCGATACCCTCGTACCATACCGTCTTTCGTCCAGCGTATCAAAGTTAACTGGCTACACCCTATATATTTGTAGGCTTGAGTTTGCGTCAGATAATCCTGCTTATTTGCATCAGCCTGATGCTTGTATACACTTTTATTCCTACGTTCTAAAAGAAAACATACTTGTTTTTCCAACCGTTCGATTCTTGTTGTAAGCGTGATTAGATATTCCAGAGAGACACTAACTTTTACTTTCGTCTGTTCAGATTCCTTTCTAATCTGTGGCTTCACTTCTGGTAGAAAATCTTCTAACTCCAATTTCCCTTCCAGAAACATTCCGGCATCACGCGCAGCAAAAAAAGCATCTTCATCCCTACTCTCTTGAGGAACATCCATCACCATTTTTTGAAATATCTGACGCTCTGAGCGCCGATTTTCAAGTATATCTGCCTGAAGCATACTAATTTTATCTCCACGAGAATAAAGTATCCCTAATGCTCGGTTTATTTCTTGTTTTGTTCTCATTGATTTTGCTTTTTGCTGATGGTTAATAATTAAGATTTGGGGTCTTACGCTCTTCACGCCGCATCCAAGCTTCCAGCTGCTTCTTGGTATCCTGTAACTCACACAGTTTCATGGCGGTAACGTCCTTACGTGCCTTGCTGTATTTCCTCGACCACATGTTGAGCTTCGCAACGTTCATCCGGTATTCATCTTCACTGTCACTGGTGAAACCCTGGTTCAGCTGTGGGATCAGGAACGACAGGCGATAAATATCGCGGAACACGCTTTTCGCTTCCGCCAGTTGCATTGCCCTTACCTTTTCATCCGGCGGGTTCAACCTTTCCAGCAGTTGCCGCGCTTCGTGCATCGTCAGTTCCCGGCTGCTTGCCGTACGTCCGGAAGTGAATTCATAGATGCATCCATGCCTGGCATCGTCATCCATACCGATGCGGTGGAAAGTGGCGTGCAGGGCTTTGAGCTGCTGCGACGTAATGGATTTATTTTTGGTCGTTTTCATAATAGGTCTGTCTGTCACTGAACATTAATAATCATTCGTTGTTTTCTCCCCAGTATCTCATCGCCATTTCCGGCCAGATATCGAAGTGTCCCACAGGTCCGATAAAACGCCCTTTGCTGAAAGCGCGGTATCCTTCGACATATATCTTCAGTGTGGCATCGAACATCACACTTTTACCGCTGCGTCCGGTGGGTAGTCGTCCGGTGGCATGGCTGATGAAGATAATCAGCTTGTTGCGGTGTTGTTCCTTGAATTCTATATATTGCCGATAGGTCATCTGCGTGTATTGGAAACTGTCGATAACCACAAAGTCAGGCGATTTCTGACGCTTCAACCGCAAACTGAGCTGCTCAATGCTCTCGTTGTCGATTAGCAGAAAACGGCGGTTAACTTCCATCATGCCGAAGCGCCGGAGTGTGTCCTGCATGGTGAGACATGCACCCTCTTCCATACTGTTGTAAGCCACACGCCCGAAACGGCAGAGGTACTTACAGAGCTGCATTACAAACGAGGTTTTGCCGTTACCGGAATTTCCCCAGACAAACCACACACCCCGGCGTTCCGGTGTACCGAAAGCATCATGCCACGCATCTTTGAAATCCAGCGTATCGAACCTCATTGAAAGCATTTCACGTACCCCTTTAGCATTTCGGTCAAAGGTTATCTTTTTCTCCTTTTCCCCTGCAGTATCTTCATGTCTTACATTCATTCTTCATCCCTCCCTTTCTGCTGCTCGGCACGCCGTTTTTGTGCATGAACTACACGTTTAACCCGACGCAGGTCATTATCACAGGCCTCTACATCTTTCATTACACGCTTTATCTCAGCTTCATTTGTCAATCCGTTGGCCTGACAAATGGCGTATATATCATTGCGGCCGGTGGCGTTCAAATCGAAAAACTTGCGTCCTATGCGGCTGTTGATTTCTTTATAGCCTTTCTTGTTGTAGCGCAGTCCGTTGTCCACGCGGCGCTTGATGTAGTCAGTACTCATGAATACAATACCGGCACGTCCCTCCAGACGGTTGTAGATGCTGATAAAGTAGTTCAGCACGCAGTCTGTCAGCTTGTCGCCCTCATCAAAAATAAGCAGTGGGTTCTGCAGGAAACCAATCATGCCAAGAGCATAATCCAGCATGTCACGCAAATTGTTGGTGCTGTCAGTAGGCGCACCTACCTGTTTGGCTATTTCCCGGACAAAATCACTGCGTCTCATGTCTTCCGAGCAAAGGATATAAAACACGTTACGATGTGTACGACGAAATTCTATGGCTGCAGTAGTCTTTCCACAACCTGCATCACCCACCATCCAAGTAACGTTCTTGTACATTTGGGCATCGGCCAGCACGTAAGTGGCGAGACGGTAGTTCTCACTTTCACAAATGGTCCAACGTTCAAAACTGAAACCGATTTGCGCCGCTATGCGGCTAAACATATCATCGGAGATACTTTCATACTTGGTGTTTAAAATCTGGCTTACTACAGCCGCACTAACCCCCTGCAGGCTTTCGCTGGCGCGGTTACGGCTGGGAAAATTCTCACAATAGCCCATCAGCGCATCGCGGATATCGTTTTTGTCTTGTTTGGTTAATCCTTTCATAGTTTGAATAGTATTTAATTGATTATTGTTTAAAACCTGTCCAATGCCAGCTCATCCAGTGTCATATTGGAAAGTGCCTTGGTGTATTCCCCCACAGTGGAATAATCGGCTTCATTATCGATTTCGGTTTCCTCCTGTTTGCGTTTCTCCGGTAGGGAGAGAGGAACGGAAAGTTTACCATGGTCATACCTTTCACGACATTCGTCCATTTTCTTCCTGCTGAGATTTTTAGGTTTCGGAGTGGAAAGGCCGAAAAGTTCGGTAGCAATACGCTCATCAAGGTCAAACCGTTCGCCTTCCAGTTGGATGGCGGCCATGGTCTCCTTGTTGCGTTCAATGGTACGCCGCATGAAGCCGCTTTCTTCAGGGGTACGTTCCTGAGTGGCTCGGCTGACAGAAACTTTTGGAGTGGCGGTGGCGCTATACTTGGCACCGGTGGCGGTATTACGCCACAATTCCACGCGGGTCATGTCCATGGGATCATACATTACAGTGAATTCACGTCCGGTATTGCGGAGCGCCCAGGCTTCATCGCGCAGACCATCGGCTGCATATACATCATAGTGGTATTGCTTTTTGTCAATCTCAAACCGCAGGCCATAATTGGTGTATGTTACAGCTTTGGGATGACACAACCAGAACATCTGCATCATGTCGATTTCGTTAACAGGTACAGCCCCGGGATTCTCACTCATACGATACATTTCCATGTGAGGAATACCGGTAGCGAAATGCTTTTCCTCATTATTCCATCGGTTACGGCATTCCTTGTAAATAGCCTTCAGCTCCTCGAGTGTGGGAAGCGCATAGGCGTTCTCCTCTATGAATTCCAAATTGGGCTTACTATTCAGTTTTTTGGTATTCACATTCTGTCCTGTAAAATGCCAGATGGCATGAAGAACCTGTGCCTGAAAACGGTAGAAAGCATTTTCGATCGTTTTGGATTGTCCGTTATAGGGCATCGTGGGGCGATGAAGTATCGTAAGACGTTGGAAGAAACCTGCTGCATCACCTTTCTTATGTCCGCCCTGATTATCAGTCACAATCTCATAAGGACGGCTGCCGGAGACTTCAACGGCCATACGGTAAGCCCGGTACTGGCTGTCAAAATTCTCATTCGGGGATATGTCATACCCAAGCAAAGTCTCACTGTAAGCGTCCATCACTTCATATACGCTGGTGGTACACATCTTGCCCTGTTCATTTTTGTAGTAAAGGTTCAGCTTGGTACCATCGCCATACCATAATGCATCACGCATCTGCGGGAGGCTGGTCTTCATCAGACTGGCATACTTGGCTTTCCACTTCTGCATGCCGTATACGGCCGCATACCACATCGGCATTACAGCCGGATCATTAAGATAGTTCTTTATAGTAGTAGGCGATTTGATGATATTCAACCCGCGTTCTACTGCCTGACGGTTATACTCATCGAAGATCTGCGCCTCGGTATAGCGGGGAACAATGCTCCGACGAAGTTTCAGTAACAGACGGGCCACTTCGGGGACTACCACACGTGCCGCCTGGTTGCCTGTATTCTTGTTTACAAGGGCGATATATCCGGCCTTCTTGTAAGCATTGAATTTCTCGCGGAGACGGGTTGCGGGCAGTGTATGTCCATAGCGTTCGCGCAACTTCTCACATGTGCCTTGCACCGTTTCCCACACGATGGATTTACGGCTGTAACCGCACTTGCTATGCAAGGCTCTGGTCTCTTTCTCCACGCGGATCAGTTCATTCATCACCTCGGCATTCAGTACATATTCTGCCTGACGATCCAGTGAGATGGCGGGCCGGTAGGTCTTATAAAACTCTACAGCTTTACTGTCACTACGGATGATATTGCTCATTAGTTGTTCTTTCATTTCTTCCAAAGCATTGGGATAAAGTCTGTCGTATGCCTCACGAATAAGGGCGGGAAGACTGGTGTAGTCTATGAGAGCGTAGGAACCGGCTCCTTTTCCGGGACGTACAACCCGAAGCTTGCCTTCACGTACTTTTTTATCGTAGTTTGGTTTACTCAATATTCTTCCTTGCGAAACCAGTTCAGGGAAAGTGACACACCTTATTTTACCGTACATTTCCATAATCAGAAACTTTTCTCTTTTATTTGTGCAAGCCCCAGCGTCGAACCGGGGAGCCGGCTACTTCCGCATGATAAGGGAAACTCCGGACTTGCTGAACAAACAGTTCCTAAACAGTTGCGGTATCCGTCTTATCCGGCATATAAAGCGATATCGCCACAATAACCGATAATGCGATAATTACAAACGCATTGCGGCTGTCCACATCTGTTGCGTCCACATTTGTTCCCAACCACAGACCGTAGGACATGCCTACAGCTACGGCAATCTTTTGAATTCGTCTCCAGGTTTTCATATCTTGTAAAGTTTAAGAGTTCTGTTCTATGAAATCATCCAAGTCGTAAAACACAGTAATGCCATCGGGCAAGGTTATGGGCTCCCAGCCTTCATCACCTGGATACTCAATATCCATACATACCCGGTCATTCTCCGAATACAGCATAGCACTGTGCTTCGCCATCAGTTCCCGAAGCTCCTCCAAGAACGCCTTTTCTTTTACTGTCAATTTTCTATCCATATCACTTTATTTTTTAATTCTTTAATTCTCAATTGAAAAATCTACCCCTATTCATCCCGAACCGGAATAGTTTCGCTACATTTGTAGCATTCTAACTAATACTAAATTCAATCATTATGAATATTGATAAAATCTTTTTGGCGCTTAGCGAGAGCTACCGAAAGGCCATAGCTTCAATTGCTCTTTGCTCTCTTATGCTGTATCCCATTCTTTATTTTTCTATCAACACTTTTGAAACATTCGATTGGTTCACACAAACACTCATCACCGTAGGTGTTGCTACTACTTACATTGGAACATATACAGCATGGACTATTGCTATATTCAAAAGTTCCGATGTGTATTTTATTCCGGTAGGAATAGTAGCAACATGTGGATTCGGTGAAATAATAAACTGGGTATATCGGGATACCTTTAGTTTACAAGGTTTTGTATGCCGCTTGTTAATATTCACTTTCATAACTTTCGCTTTGATTTGTGTATTTGAGTGCAGACATAGAAAATGGGGGCGCAAAGAATTGCCTGAATAACCCAAATAAGAATATCACCCATACCATTCATAAAGTTACTGTATCATTAGCTATCACCGCTTTCACATTCCCATGAGAGTCCAACACCTTCACCGTACGCTTGGCAGAGTCCGTCACATCAATAATCTCCACTAACTTACCACCATTGATTAGGGCAGCTTCCCTAATTTTTGCGGCTTGCACGCTGTTACGTTTGAAGTCAAGCGCATAACACACACTGCGGTGTGTTACATTGAACATCCGGGCAAGTTTCTCTTTGCCTGAAGCACTCAGTTCAATCTTCTTTCTGATTTTGTTCTCCATATCTAAATTCTGATTAAAATAATTCTTATCTTTGGGGCTGTTCTGCTTGAACACGATGCAAATCTAAGTGATAATTTTCAACCACGCAAATAAATGCGTGATAATTTTCATCTATATGGGTAGTATTTTATCAAGAATTCAAGAAATAGCTGTAAAAGAGGGGATAACTATCACTGCTATGGAACGTAGTATTGGTGCCAGTAAAGGTGTGTTATCAAGAGCTATAGCCAATGGTACCGACATTCAATCTAAATGGTTACAAAATATAGTTGAAAATTATCCCTTGTATTCTGCAGATTGGCTTATCACAGGACGTGGCTCTATGCTCCGTCACGAGTCCACATCCACAAATTCCGCTTCTACAGCGTTGTTGTCTATCAATGATGATTTTGTTTCAATCCCACTGGTGGACATCTCTGTTGCCGCAGGCTGCTCTGGTTGCGACAATCCGGACTATTTAGAAGTAGTAGACGCTATAAAGATGCCTTCATCCATGGTACACAATAGCAAAAAGTATTTTTGTGTCCGCATCAAAGGAGAAAGTATGTCTCCTACATTATTGGATAGTTCCTACGTTATCGTGAGATTGCTCGACCGTTCTGAATGGCAGGACATGCCCGACCAGCACATCTATGTTATCAGTGACATTGATGGACGTTCATATATTAAACGTATCAAAAACAGATTTCGCCAACATGGATTTCTTGTTTGCATGTCAGATAATGTAGATAAGATCAATTATCCCAATTTTAATTTGGAAGCTCAGGAAATAAACACCATACTTCATGCTGAATGGTACTTCAGTGCTAAAATGCCGAATCTCAATGAAACATATTACGACAAGGTTAATCAGTTGGAAGATGATATGGATGTCATGAAAGGGCAGATGCAACAATTATTGCGTGCTATCAATGTGAAATAGTATCTAAATAGTTAATAACCGAACAATAATGCTCCCAGCGCAATTACCGGGAGCATTTCCATCAACAATCAATTACCTTAAAATCTCCGTACGTTTAATTCCCTCAGACGGAGTGCTGAATAGCAGGAACGTTCGTCTTAACCTTCAAAAACCATTGTGGCAGTAACAAGACTCGAACTTGTGACTAAAGAGCTGCACACGTGTATCATCACGTATGCATATCTGCGCTCTACCAACTGAGCTATACTGCCAATTATTTGTGACGCGCACGCGTTTATGACGCTAAAATAGCATTTGTTTTATAAATATATACTATAAATCAACCACTTATAAAAGAAGTACAACCGTATCACTTACCAAAATAACTATACTATCCCCCTATAAATGTTTATTTAAACGCCTAAAAACATAACTTAAAAGGAAACATCATATAAAATACGCCCTTTTCTAATTGTTAAAATAGTATGCCTAAACCACGTTACATAAGCTTATTACTTATGAAAAAAGTATGCCTTATCAGTATGCCTTATAGTATGCCTAAACTCATTTTTAACATTTCACTCTATGGCTATTCATTGATACCACTTTATCCGTTTGGGCATATAAAAGAACTTATGAGACCATATTCTCTAAACGCCTTAAATAGTACATGTTTTCTTTGTAAATACTTCTATATAATTATTATTTAGAATATATTTGCAAAAAAAACTTCTAAATAATGAATTTATGACTAAGGTAATTCACGTACATCTCATTTTTGAGAAGAAGGACTATTATTTCGGTAGTATCAGCGCCATCTACACCGTCTTAAATGATGCTCAAATAGGTATCAAAAAGAACTCTTTACTTCATGCCGGTCTCACTGATGGTGGCGTTAAGATAACTCGTAGAGCCATTATCAAGCAGTCTCACCTTATTCGTAGTACCCAAGAGTAACCTCACCTCAAAATATACAGAAAAGGGCTAAATTGCGCCTCAAAAAGCATCAATTCAGCCCTCATTTTATCTCAATGTAACATTTGACTGTTTAAATCATTTTTGTTTCCAGTTCAAATGTAACACTCATGTCCCATAATGTAACAATTCGATTTGATTTCTCGGATACGTCCAAATATGCATCAATCCCTTTGTACATCGGCGTTTCAGCTACATTCACAACTATCTTCATTTACATACAAAGTGAATTGTCCCCCTTAATT